GCTCTTCGGGTATCCTTGCCAGCACAAGGCCACCAACCCCAATCACTCCTGCGTATCGACCTTCGTCTACAGTTGGAAATGTTTCTGCCGGGTATTCATCAGCTCTTACGAGCTCCCATCCAGATCTCATTTTGCCAGACATGTTCTTTGTATCGTCAAATCCCATGCTTTCTGCGCGTATCCATCTGTGTCTGTAACCGTCTGGCGCAGGCGGTGCATCTAGTGATGATGGAGGAGTCCATACTTTAGGTTTTTCTTCTTTAACCCTAGTTTGACTCGCGCGAGAAGTTTTTATCTTTTTATCTTGTTCCATATGCTTATCCCTCCTTCGCGGCTAATTGTTTCGCATACTCTTCGAGTGGCACACCTAATCTTTTAGAAATTGCTACCTGTGATGGTGTGAGTTTCACAGTTTTTCTGCGTCCTTTTCCGGCCGGACGTTTTGCACTTGCTACGTTCTGAACTGGTTGTTCTTTAGTAGGTTTTTCCACATTATCAAATTTGTGTGGGAATTCAAGTCTTATTCGTTTATCCACCTCAGAATAATAATCGTCTGATTGTGGGTCGAACCCTTCTTCCTCTACAAGTTTTCTGTGAATATCAAAAGCAGTATAAGTCATAGCATTATCAGTGCCAAACCAAGAGTTTTTAGCTGCCCATTCATTAGCTTTTGGATCAATTTGTCTCTGAGCTTGAGCATAAGGATCTGGTTGTTGAGGCACGATTTGTTCTTTTTGTGTCTCAATTTGTTGAGATCTTTGTTCTTGAGCTTGCTTTAATTGATTAAGTCTAGCTTCTTCCATAGCCATTTGAGCTATAGCTTTTTGAGCTTCGACCTGTCCATCAACATCTTGTGATTCCACGGCTGATCTGTATGCTAATTTAGCAGCATCCATGCCAGTACTTACTTTTGCCTCTAACTCTTTTGTGTAGCTGTCGCCAAGAGTGTCATACTTGCCTTTCATCTGTTCAGCTTGTGTTTTGACTTGTTGTGCGTATTGAATGGCTTCTTCTTTTTGCCTTTCAGCTTCTCGCATTTTACGAGTTAGTTTTGCTATTCTTTTTTGAACGCCTTCGCTGTATTCATTAAGTTCGCTTTTTTGAACATCAGACTGCTCAACAGGTTCCTCAACTGAGTCAGCGGACTTATTACTGTCTTCACTAACTTGTTCAACTTCAATCTCCTCTTCTAAAGATTGCTCTGGTGCTGGTGCATCAAGATCAATCTCTTGTTCTTGTTCATCGGTATCGCCGACATCGACTTTTTCATCTAGCATAGATTATCCTCCTCTATGATTACATTGCGTGCAAGATGTCTTCGGGATTATCTATTGTCCCAAGCACCTCGTCATCGTTTAACATTCTTATTTCACCACCATCAATCTCCATGCGTGATCCTGCATACCTTGCAAATATCACCCAATCTTTCTCCTTGCACCATGGACCTGTTGCAAACTTTTCTTCGTCCTTGTAACAAAGATCACCCATCTTTAATACGTATCCAACTTGCGTTGCTACACGTGCGCGATCTAATGTTTCTTGTGCAATAATAATACCGCCTTTTGTTTCTTCTTTAACTTTAAAAGGCATAACTAACAAACGCCAACCTGTTGGGTTTGGTAGTTTCTCTAAACTTGTGGATTGTGTTTCTTTTTTTGCTTCGTTTTTTGCAATCTTTTTTGCATCTTCTTCAGCGTTATACTTATCTTCTAATGCGTGTGATGTTGTTCGGGTCATCTTCATTTGGCTCCTTTGGTTCTAGCAGGTTAGAGAGTTCCTGATTTATTGAATCCACTGCGTGGATCTTACCTATTATATATTTGTATTCGTCCATGCTGTCAATCCCCCCGTTTGCGAGAGTTTGAACCAGACTGTCCATCTGTTCCTGCATGTTCCTTTTCAGTTTGTATATCACGTTTACGGGGTCTATAACTTCTGACATTTAGTTTCTCCTTATCTCCTAATTTTTCCCAAAATGCGTCAAGCGCATTTCGCGACTTGTCCTCCCCCATTTTTTCTCCCCGAAAATTTTATTATTTGCTTTTAAACTTGTTTAAAGTTGTAACTCCGAAGCTACCACCAACTATTGTAAGTATGACAATCCAAAAGTAGTCATTTACATCTTTTAAGATTTCCCACCCTGCAGCCATCCAGGGTTGTGTCCATGGTGTAAAATGTCCCAAAATAATCAGGCTCCAGAAAACGACCAAATATTCGTCTTTCCATGAATTTTCAGTCTGTCTGACTTGTTCCATTTGAACACCAATTTTTGCTACGTCCACTTTTGCAGCCGCCTCTATCTCCTTTGCTTTGATGATCTTATCTTTTTCTAGTTTGTGAGAAATTGCGCCGACAGTCTTTTCGGTTATAAGTTTTGCAACGGGATTATTTAATAATCCTCCTCCAAGACCTAAAAGTGGTTTGATAAGTAGCAGTGGGTTCATTAACTATTGATGATTGCCGCGATGACAATTACAATCGCAACAGCGATTATAATTTTTGTTTTCTTAGTGGTTCCATCCCACCATTCTTGTAGTTTCCATTTGATGTCGTCTATCATTTGGTCCTCCTTTTTTGTTTTATGCCAGCTTCGTTTAGTGCGATAGCTATGGCTTGCTTTCTATTCTTAACTTTTTTCTTACTTTTTCCAATATTTAATTTACCTTTTTTATATTCACGCATTACCTTCTTGACTTTACCGCGTTTTTTTTCAGTTGTCTTAGATAATTGTGATCTAGATATTGCCATTAATTTCTTCTTAATGCTTCTATCTGTGCTGGTGTTAAGCCTTGTCCCATTGTATCAAAGTTCACAGATATTGGACCAGTGCCACTATAACCAACATAACCGCCCTGCATAATGTCATCAGGACTAGTTCCATAGGTAACAGGGAGACCATCACCGTAGGTAACAACATCAAGACCACTTTGTGGGGTGACTGTAATTTCTCGCATTAAATCGCCTATGCCATAATTAGGAGTGGTGCCAAATGTTTGTCCTCCCGTTGAATCAAAAATACTTCTTCGCGGATTAAATTGATAATCTAATTGGTCAATACTTTCTTCCATATTAAATGTTTGATAAGGGTTCTCATATGCTACAGGACCATCACTGATACCTAATTCGCTGAGATCGTCCTCTGTTAATTTTGTTCCAAAATCACTTTCTAAAAAACTAGGATCAAGTGTTGTTGGTTGAGGAGGTCTTCTCATTGGCATAATGCTAGATGTTGTCATCACATTAGATATTGTTTCCTCTGTTTCAGGTAATGTGTTCTGGTTAAAAAAATTAACTGTATCTGTAAAATCTTTTTGTAGACTGCTTCCTATTTTTCCAAAAAAATTATTAGTAGTATCATCGTCTCCGTATGTTCCACCTATAATCCCTCCAAGAATTCCACCAATGCCAGGAAGAAGTGCGTTACCTATTACAGATCCTATCAATCTTTGTGGTGTCAGTTGAGAAGTTAGGCCTGTTATGCCTTTTCCAA